CACGGCTGGCAAGTCACTGGCGATCAACGATGTGAGCAGGGCATTGAGTGCGCTGACTGACTCGACGATAGAGCGGCGTGATAATCTGGTTGAAGTGGTGTGGGCTTACACGCGCCAGTTGAACGAGATAGGAGTGCCGGGAATCTTTTACACCATCTTCTGTCCGGGCGCGGATGATGAGTTGTTTGCGAAGCATGAGATGTTGGACTACGCGCACAACCAGTATCCGTTTGTGCTGTTCCGCAGAGAGCATGTGGCGCGTCGGGTGACGGAGAGCCGTGGTGTGTCGGAAGTGGCGCGCACATGGCAGGATGAGATTAAGGCGCAGCGCGACTCAGTGTTTGACGCGACGAGCTTTGAGACATTGCCGCCGTTACAGGTTAGCAAGCGGTTGGGCATGGCGAACAAGATTGGCCCTGCGGTGCAGTTGCCGGTGACGAAGCCGGGAGACTACGCCTTCCTGCAACCGCCATCGCGTCCACCCACCACTGCGTTCGGCGTGATTGACACCGTGCGTCAGCAGGCCGATGAGTATTTCGGCAGACCCAACGAGAGTGTGCCGATAATGGTAACGCAGTTGAAGCAGCAGCGCATGGTGAACCAGTGGCTGCGGGGTTGGACTGAAGTGTATCGCCAGATGTTCCGGCTGTGCATCCAGTATTACTCGGCGGACGAGTTGGCGCGCATCACCAATGCGAATGCGGCACAGGCACTCACCCATGACGGCCAGCAGTTTGACTTCGTGTTGAAGTTTAACGTGGCGGAATTGGACGCAGACTTGGTGAAGTCGAAGCTGGAAGCGATTAGTCAGATTGCGACTACCTTGGACTCAGCGGGGCGCATCGACAAAGTGAAGTTGGTGGAGAAGGTATTGCGCGCGGTGGCTCCTGAATCGGCTGACGAGTTGTTAGTTGACCAAGCGGCGGCGAGTCAGCAGATGTATGAAGGTGTTAAGCAGGACATCGCAAATATGTTGCTGGGCTTTGAGGCTACCTATGCGGATGCGAGCAATGACCCTTCTGCTTCTACCAAGATGCAGATGGCGCAGGAGTTGGCGCAGAGCAACCAGCGGGTGATGCAGGAGATGCAGGGCAACGAAGTCTTCAAGGACTTGATGGATCGTTATTTGCAGAACCTGAACATGGCGGTCATGCAACAGCAGAATAAACAGATAGGCAGGACTGGGGTGAAACCTGCTGCAATGGGGTAACATGGACGAAGTAAACTGGAACGCTCTCCAATGGGATGGAGGCAACGAACTGTGGGACGAAGTGCATAAGCACTTGGCGAACTTTCTTGCCGCCGAGACAGACGCTGCGCTCTCCCCAGACCTCACTGACGCGCAGCGGCACTACGCGGCGGGCAAGGCGGCTGCGCTGTTGGAGTATCAAAGTCATCTAATTCAACTCAAGGACATGGCAAAACAAAACAGAAAATAGAGTCATAGATGTCATTTGATGTCACTTGAGTGCCCTTGGTAAACACCAAGGGTTTTTTTGTGCCCTCTTCGCTCTTCTAATCATTGGTGGCAAGGAGTTTCTGCGTACCTCGATGCCCCATGAAAATTAAACGCTGCAATAATCGGAGCTTCTTGCTGCTCCCAAAAATCGCATGGCTGATACAACTGATGGGCAAACGGACAGCCCTCCCAAAACCGTGGAACCGCAGGGGAACCTTGACCAAGCAGGTCTGGCAGAAATGCTAAGGGACACACTTGAGCGCGAGGAACAGCCGGAACCTCAACCGACTGATGCGGAAGAACAAAGTGAGGAAAGGGATACGCCGGAGGAAACCCCTGTGAGTGCAGAGGCGGACGAAGGCACAGACCTTTCCCAGACTGAGACGACTGAAGCGGAGGCTGAACCAGCCGCCGACGAGGTAAAGGAAGACGCTGAAGCGGATGGTTTACCAGCCGACATTCAGGAGTCTGTTAACAAGCGCATTGGAAAAGAAGTCAAGAAGCGGAAGCAGATTAAAGAAGATGCTGAAGCTGAGATTGGCGATCTGAAGCGCAAGCTGGAAGAGGCCGAGGTTAGGGCGTCAGAGACGAACGCGGAATTTACTCCGCAACCTACCGAGGCGAATCCGTTTGCTGAACTCCTCACAGTTGAGGATGTGCAGAAGGAACTTCTTCAGGCTGAACAGACACTGGAGTGGGCGGAAGACAACCCCGATGGGGCACTCTTGGAAACCAAGGAAGGTGATCGTGAGTTCACCACCGAGGATGTTCGGGAGATTCGCAAGAAGGCAGCGAGGGCGATACGGCGACAGTTACCGGAGCAGCTTGGATACATTCAAGCTGTAAACCATTTGGAGCCGCAGGTGTTGGAAGCCTTCCCGTGGTGGAAAGACAAGGCGAGCAGCGAGTTTCAGCAGGCGATGCTAGTGCTTCGCTCCATGCCTGATCTTGCTCGGTTCCCTGACTACAAGTTTGTGGTTGGTGATTACCTTGCCGGACGCGCACAGCGCGAATCACCAAGGAAGACTTCAACTGCCAAGGGGGTGAAAAAAGCACCCCCGCAGCCCACCGCGCCAACAGCAGAACCTGCCCCGGTAGACCCGGCGGCGGTTCGTTCAGCATCCGCTATGAAGTCGTTTCAAGAGTCAGGGGGGGTCGATGAGTTAACAAATGTAATCAAGCTAGGTTTATAGCTTGGGAAAGGAGTCCACATGGCTTCATTACTAGAAAAAGATCAAATCGGTAAAAGAGAAAGTCTCGCCGATTTAATTAGTCTCGTCGATGCCCACGACTGTCCAGTTGTGAGCAGCGCGAAAAAAGGAGCGAAACCCGGTAACACACTAATGCAATGGCAGGCGTCAGCCTACGATGCAGCCGTGAGTACCGGAACTGTCGATGGCACAGATGTCACCAGCAGCGATTATGAGAACCCCGGTGCGAACCGTGCGATTCTGAGCAACTATGTTCAGGTGCATCGTCGCGTAATCCGAGTGTCTCCATTGTCCATCGAGATCAGCAATGTTGCTGGCTTGAAGGATGAAATCGCTCAGGGCATCGCCAACAAACTCGTTGAGCTAAAAAGAGATATGGAGAAATCTTATCTCTCGGCTAATGACGCACAAGCTGACGCTGGTGGTTCCACGCCTTACCTTACTAAAGGTTTGGCAACGTGGATCAGCACTGGTGGCGGTTCCGTGCTTCAAGTTCCGGCTGCATTCCGCACGCCGACTGCGAGCATCGAAACCACGGCAACTACGTCAAACATCACGGACACTACTGTTCAGGATGTGTTGGCGAGCATCTACTCCGAAACCGGAAGCATCAAGAATTTTATGATGCCTCTGGGTCGTACCCTCAAGCGCGCCTTTACGGATCGCCTGACGGGCACGC